CAGCGTGTCATTCGCCTGCACCGGATAGATGAACGCGACGCCAGCAATCAGCGCGGCCACGTTGTGCGGCGTGAAGGGCGAGGGCATTGCGCCGCCCACGGTCAGTTTCGAGCCGGTCGACGTCAGCGTGATCGTCGCGGGCTTGATCGACATCACATGCTGTTTCGGGGCATAGCGCGTCGTGTTGCGCTCTTCCGGCCGCGGGTAGACGGTGATATGAGCCTTGCCAGCCCGCAAATCGTCATCGAGCCGCGATTCCGTAGGCCAGCCCGCATACACGATGCACTGGTTGCCCGGAACCGATGGTTGCCCGATTCCGTTCGGATAGAGTGCTGCCGATATCTGTCCGACCAGTACATCAGCGACATCCCATACGCTAGCCATTATGTTTGCGCCTGTTGGACGGTCATCCGCCACCCCAAATCAGTAAGTTCGGGGCTCGAGACGACGTATCGCCGATCTAAATCATCCGTCACGATGTCTGCTGTCCGGATCACGACGCCCGGAAACGCCGGCATCAGTACCTGCCACCACGGATTACGCACGTCACCCGGCAGATTCACTTCGCCTTTCTCGCCCTTCGTGCCCTGAAGCACCGAAGCCGGCCAACCCGTCATCAGCGGCGTTTCGTTCGCATCCGTATCGCCGCCATATCCGACAGCGCCGACGCCCGTCTGCTGCTGCGGACGAATCACATCGATAGTCCGGTTACAGTCGACCGCCAGTATCGGCAGGATGGTCTGTTGAGCTGCGATGAAGAAGGTTTTATCGCCGTTGATCAGGTAGTCACCCACCTGCGTCTGCGTTCCGTCGACGAGACAGAACCATGTCGGCTTGCCGTACTTGTTCGGCCGCCCGTATGTCATGTCCTCGGCGTTGAATGATGCGTTCAGCACGGCGATTGGACCGCCGATCGGAGCGAGTGGGTCGGTAGGGCGGTAGAGATTGAAAATTGGGCCGATACGCAGGGCGGCTTTCTGGTAGCCCTTGTAGACGCGATTCTGAAGTTTTACTGAGTCCACTTTTTCACGCCCGAATCAGCGAAATACTCCCATTGCCGAGACCCGGCCCGGGCGCGAAACCGATGAAAGCGCACATGCGCCGGCGCCATGAATCGAAAAGTCGATCGCGGTCAGCCTGTTCGCGGGCGTTATGCTTCCACACCGCAGCCTGATCCGTGTCGAGATTGTCGGCAGTCGCAGGAATAGCGCTCTCGAGGGTGTACAGGTTCGTCAGGTAGGTGTTGATCAACACCGATTCTTCGCTCGCGGAAAGAGACGTGAGGCGCTGATGCAGCGACATGACGACCATGCCGAACCGGCCGTAGACCAGATCCTGGTCATTCGTGATCTGCATCGTCGTACCGGCGAGCTGATAGCCCATAAACCGGCGGACATCGGTCAGTTGGGCATCAGTCAGCATGTCAGGCGTCCGTTTTCTTCGTGTACTTGCGTTTTGCGGGTTCGTCAGCCCTTGCCGACTCGTCGCTGAAAATCTGGTGATCGTCGGTCAGGTCCGACTCGTTGATCACGATGTAACCGAGCGGGTTATCGTCGGATACCGGCGATACCACTCGTACTGTTGGGCAATCCATACGAACTCCAGAAAAGAGAAGGGCGGCCAATCCTGCGCCGCCCGCTTCATCAGCCGAGGAGCGTGGCGATGTGGTTCGACTTGATCGCCTGAGTACCCCAAGCGAGACGAACGTGATAGACCAACTGCATGAATTGGCGATACACCGCGACGTCGAACACGAGTCCCGTAACCGGATCCGTAACCTGCGTCACGTCATCCGCCATATCCATCGGCACGCCGTCCGGACCGATCGGCATCGCAGGAGCGCGCGTGATCAGTTGGACCGCCGAGCGGCTGAACGAGAGGTTCGGCGTAGCTGATGCGCCAACCGTCATTGCCGTCGCCGACGCGGGGATAGCCTGCAGCAGCCCAGGCGCTGCGATCGTGATGGCGCCTGGGGCGGCGACGCCCGACACGACGACGTACTTGTTCGTGTCGCCCGCGAACGTGACCGTATCGCCAGCCAGCACAGTGCCAGTACCCGTGATCAGGTTGATCACCGTCGCACCAACGGCGTAACCAGCGGTATCCGACGTGTACGAAGCACCCGTCCCCTTCGTGACCGGCTTGATCGCGTTGGAGTTGTGCAGCATCTGGCCTTCCAGTTCGCCGATGATGCCGCGGCGCAGAAGTTCGTCAGTGCCAGCTTCGTTCACCTTGAAAAGTACGTTCTGCTTGCCGCGCAGGTTGGCAATTGCAGACGAACCAAGCACAAGTTGCAGGTCCGTTTGCGGCGCGCCGTTGTCGTCCAGGATCTTGCGCGATTGTGCGATATCCGACAGGTCGCCAGCGGTACCGAACGGTGCCGTACCAGCCGTGCCATACGCGCGTGACGCATTCTGGTAGGTCGTGGTGAAGAGATCGACCTCGATGGCGTTGCACAGCGTGCGGAACGCTTGGGCGAACTGGTTCATCAGGACGCCGCCGTAGCTGCCGGCGTTGATCATGCCGCGCTGCTCTTCGCCGTTCCAGCGGATCGGAACGTGCTTCGACTTGCTAATGGTCATCGACACGTTGCCGATCGTCGAGTCGCCCGTATTCGGAGCGGTCACGGCCGGCGTGTTGTCGGCCATCGTGCCCGGAGGAGCAACCGGAATCATGATGGTCTGGTTCAGCGCCGCGCGCTCGCCCGAACTGTTGCGAGAAACCGCGGGGATGAAGCCGATCTGTTCACGCGAAACGATGTCGAGTGCTTCGTAGATCGTCGGGATCAGGCCCGTGAGCGTGTTGGCGCCGAGGACGAGACCTTGACGGCCCATGAAGTTGAACAGATGCGCGTGTGCGATCAGTGCGAATGCACGGATGTGCAACTTTGCATTGGAGAGGAACGACTTTTTCACAGGAAATAACCTTAAAGTGAGTGAGTTGAATTAGCGAAACAGGTAGGCCATCCAGCCCGAAGCGCCATTCCCCATCCAAGGTCTGGCCATAGGTGATGCGAAATCGAATCGGTCAATCGTTGAGCGCTGCTTTGCCTGCGCGGACATCGGCGGCGACTTGCGCCTGTTTTGCAGGATCAAACGTATTGAACTCAGCGCGTGAATAGGTCTTCTTGCCGCCGCTCCCCGCACCACCACTAGCGCCGCTGCCGCTAGCGCCTGAACCCTTCATGATCTGGTCACGGTGCGGATAGCTTTCAACGAGGGTTTCGAGCGCCTCGTCGAAGGTGGCGAGATCGCCGGGGCGAACCCGCGAGAAAATCTTGTTTCCGGTCGCGTCATACGCAACCATTTTTCCTTCCTCGATCTTGAATGCCTTGCCGAAGGCGGCTTTTGCGATGTCGCCAGGAATAGCCAACTTCTCGGCGATAAACTTCGAGCGGTCGAAACTCCCGCCGATCTTTTCGTCGTAAAGCTGGTTCTGCAAAGCGTCGCGCTCCGACTTCGTCTTGGCGAGGTCGGTGGCGAACTGCTTGTTCGCGGCTTCGACTTGCTCTTCTGCCGCCCGCTTCGCTGCAGCCTTGATTTCTTCGACCTTGCCAGCCGCGATCAGGTCACCGTCCTTGATGTTCTTCATGGTCTCGAGCGCCTTGCGTGCTGCGTCGGCGTCTTCGATGCCTTCGAATGCCTTTGCGATCTTCTCGGCGGCCTCTGCGCGCTCTCTGTGGTTCTTTGCTTCGCCATTGAGACGAGATATGGTGCCAATCGTGCTGTCGCCGTCGAACGGCGTTTCCTTGCCGTCAGCGTGGATGAAAACCGGCAGCTTTTGACCGCTCACGTCCTGCGTGACAATGCGACCTTCGGCGTCGTACTTGAATGGCATTTTTGCTTCCTTGGGCATCCGCCCGATCTGTGCGGCATCCGCCGCGATGCGCTCTCGGGCATCCGCCGTTCGAGCAATGAAAAAGGCCACAGTGGTTAGCTGCGGCCTTGGGTAATTCGTATTCGCTTACATCAATCAGATAGCTTGAGTTGCGGATCGCCCTTTGGAACGTTCTGAGAGATGCGCTTTTTCTCGTCTTCCCACTTGCGATCAGGAGCGATCACACCGCGGCGTTGCGCTTCGGCGAATAGGGACTCGTCAGAGAACGTGCCATCGACGTTCATGTCTCGCAGCAGTTCCAGCGATGCTTCAGCAAGGGAAGCGACGCCGAAGTCACTGAAAATATCGACGTGGCCGCCGCCATTAGGTTCCTTCACCCACTCAGCCATCAGTGATAGTGCGGCGTCGAGTGCATCCTCTTCGTCCTGGATGATCCTCTGCAGGGAGCACATGCCGGCCTCGTTGTCCGAGACGGTTTGCGCGACGGTGCGATTGCCGGGCTTGATCACCAGCAACTCAGCGCCGACCTGCCGCATGCGATCTTCGAGAGCCAGCAACTCGTCGTATCCGGCCTTGATCGCTTGCCCGGAGTGTTCGACGAACTTCAGATCGGCGTCTTTATCTTCCGCCTTTACCGCGGTGGCTGCACCTACCGTGATGGGGTTATCTCCAAGCAACTTCGCAAACAGAATCGGCACACGGGCAATATGCAGAATCGTCTGCTGGTCAGACTTACTCTGCCAGTGCTCGACGTTCATGTGCGCGAGCTCAACGAGCGGCGGAACGCCTTGCATGAAGCCGATGCGTCGGCCGTAGACCGGCACGAACGGGATTTTCTGGATGGT